GATGATACTTTTCCAACAAATGACATGATCGTAGGTCCGGCTAGACCAGAAGGACAGCGAGGAAGTTTTGATGCAGTAATTGATCCCACAACTACTGGTCCAACTAACCTAGTACCCGGAACTAGATATCTAATCATTGATAATATTGGCGGTGGTGTTAGAGATACATTTACCACAGGATTAAAAATTCAAAGAATTAACACTACAGTTGAGTTTGCAAAAGTAAATGACTGCCGTGTATTTGTTAATGGGGTCGAAGTTGGTCAGGGGAGCCCAATAGAACGTGACGGATTCTATGTTATTATATTAGCCAACTCAATACCAGTAGGTAGAACAGTTACCTACGTGTTGAATCTAAATGAAGATGGCCCAGATGCGTGGAAAAATACAGACGGTACTGACTTTATTGCAGAGGCAAATGATATTATTGAGTGGGACGGAAGCAAGTGGTGGGTAATATTCTCAGCAGATGAAAACTCAGAAAACTTGATTTATCAGACAAATATCTATACACTAGTACAATACAAGTGGAATGGAGTTAACTGGGTGAAAAGTTTTGATGGCGATTATCGCCGCGGCAGCTGGAGGTTAGAATTATAACTTCTAATAATGACATAATTGATTGTTCAGGTGCGTTAATTTGCGCACAGACAACAAAACGATTTCTATTGATACAGAAATCAGAAGGTAAACATGCCGGACGTTGGGGACTAGTTGGTGGCACTAATCATTCTAATGAGTCAGCATGGCAGGGCTTACAGAGAGAAATCGAGGAAGAATTAGGGTCAATGCCCAATATTAAAAAGACTATACCGCTTGAACGCTTTGTCAGTAACGATAGTCTTTTTAATTTTCATACGTATTTTTGTGTAGTAGAAGCCGAATTTATACCAGTACTAAGTAACGAACACATTGCATGGGGTTGGTTTAATTTAGAGAGTTTGCCAAAACCTGTACACAAAGGGCTTGAGCTAAGTCTTAGGAATAAAATTATCCAAAACAAAATCCAGACTATTCACGAGATAGCAGATTTACTTTGATTTAAATCTAGTTAACCAACTTTCTTCTGCCTTGCTCATAGATTGAAATTCTCTAAGTTGAATAATGCTAAGTTCATCTTTAGATAAATCTGCATTGTCTAACAACTCTTTTCTATAAATTTTTTCGTTGAATCCGTTAGTTAAATCCAAGTCGGCGCCAGTCTTAAGTGTATTTACAAGTTTATCTACTAGTATTGTATGATTGCTTAAACACATATGATTGTACCTACAATCTCTGCCTCTGTGTTCAATATTACCTAAATATTCATTTTTGCTAATATGGAGCAAGGCTCCGTTAGAGAAAATTAAGTTAGGATACAGATCTTGGTATATTAGTTGAGGGAATCCTAATAAAATTATAGGTTTCCTCCATTTATATTTTTCAACAAGATAGCTGAGCCAACCCATGCGATGATCTGTTAGTTGTATGTCTAATTCAGGTCTTTGTATATGTTGTATAAAATACCTAGCAGCCTTAACTTTTTCATCGTCATTAATTATTTTATCAAAATCTAGTATATCATGATTTGCAGCATCAGGACGATCTTCAAAAAACCAAAATCTTGAAGGATGCGTTAGTGTTATTATTAACTGATCATCCGATGTGATTCGATCTTGATAATTTGCTATTAGACGCCATGCCCAGTCTTGAGATGTGCCAGGCAAACTTTCATTATACAACGTGTAATCTAATCTGTTTGCTATCTGTGTAGTCCATATTTTATCGCTATGATCGTGAGGATTTACATAGGAAAAACTATCTCCAATTATCCATACAGTGTTCATTACTTGATTCTTAAACCTTCTAATCCTGGCATAGTGTCCGGGTCGTCTAAAAGTCTATGAGGTCTCCACGGATTACGTATAGTACAACTCTCAGTTACTATATCAAATGCTAGAGAAATTCTAATACTATTGTCAGTTACAGCATCACTCCAGTGTGGAATCCAGCTAGGAAAAAATACTATTTTCTTTTCTTCAGTTGGAGTACCAGTAGTATCACCAATTAATGGATTTTCAAAAAACAAAGCAGTATTGTTTGTGGTTAGGTAATATGTACAGGCAAGATATGATTCTTCAGTAGTTATATGCCGATGTTTGCTAATCCATTCTGTATCTCTTAATACGTTGGCCCAACCGTGAATATAGACTTTTTTTCTAGGATAGTTTAGTTTAGCAAGAAATTCTAAATAATTAGTCCTTACTAGTGTAAACAATTCTTCTATTACTGGATCCGACGGAAACCTTTCTAAGTGCTCGCCCCCTAAACCAGCAACGTCATCAAGAAGATTATGTTGTTTCCATTGTTGCGTATGCCGATAAGGATCTTCTTTAGACTTTGGAACTGTTGATACTAGTTCTTCGTTGACAATGATATCTTTTTCAATTTTAAAAATATATGTTTTTAATCTATCAATCAAACTAGATGAACCGGCAAATCCAATCCCAATAGGAACTTTAAATGCTGGTGCAAATTTTGTTAGGGGCTTTGCTCCCTCAAACCATACCACATCCATCTTCTTCCTCCTCACTTAAATTATAAGGCACATGTACTAGTTTACCAATCTCTGGCAAATACAAATATTCCAAATCACTTAATCTTAATGTACGTAATGCATCTTCAATTGTTTCGACTAGTGGCTCACCGCCCAAGTTAAAGCTAGTATTGAATAGGATAGGTATTCCTGTTTTATCATTAAATTTACTAATTAAATCATAATAGTGTGAATTTTCTTCACTAGTCACTGACTGAATACGGCATGTACCATCAACGTGAATGATGCTGGGGATCTTATCAACAACACCTGGCTGACAATCTACAGCATACATCATGTGAGGAGTTGCATCCATACCTCGTAGATCAAACCACTCGTGTACCGCTTCTTTTAAAATAGTCCCTGCAAACGGGCGGAACCATTCACGATGCTTAACACCATTTACAATATCTTTACCATTTTTAACGGCAGGATTAAACAAAATACTTCGATTACCTAATGCACGTGGACCAGCTTCACTACGGCCTTGGTACATACATACAATTTTTTCTTGTAACAATAAGTCTACAATATCTTCTTTAGTAACATCTTCAATAGTTTCGTATTCAGCTAGTTTGATATCGTAGCCGCCATTTTTTTCAAAATAGTTAGGACCGTAATAAATGCTAGTTTGTTTTCTAACAGTATTATCTGTGTTTAAATCATGATGTATCATTTTTGCAGCACCAATACAGGTACCGCCATCATGGCTGATTGGTTCAACGTACAAGTTTACACCTTCAGGCAAGTGTTTTAAATACTCGTAATTAGCAACACAATTTAGACCGTAGCCCCCTGCTATTACAATATTCTTTTCACCTGTTCTTTCAATTGCATCAAGAATTAAACGAACCATTTGCATTTGCGTAGCTTCTTGTACAGCATATGCAAGATCCTGCTTCATTTCTAAACTATCATTATCTAATATTGGATTACTAGTTTTATCAATAAGTGCTCCATTTGGATAGTTAGGAACAAATAAGTTCCTATTACTTAAATGTCTACCTTCAGGACCAAGAAAGATAGGAGGAATCATTGCATTAGGTTTACCGTATGGTGCAAGACCCATAGCTTTGCCAGCTTCAATAAAATTGAAACCACAATAGTTAGTCATTGCTTCGTAACATTTGGTAATTCCAGGATGATCAGTGAACATTACATCATGTATATCTTCTGGTTTACCTCTGTTTTCATGCGGGCAATTTAATTTTTCGTAACTTACCTGTGGGCCACGCAGACCTATATGTTTATACTTAGTGGCAAAGTTTGCTGGATAATTTGCACTAAAAATTGTTTCTAATTCCCAACCAATAGTTTCTCCTAGTGGTACAAAAGTACCAGCACCGTCAACAATTAAACAGGCGGCGGTTTCAAATCCACTATTATAAAATGCGCAGGCCGCATGTAACTCGTGGTGTATCATTCCAAGGTCAATTACTTGTGGATGATCTGGACCTTTAAAATTTTGTTCAATAAGACCTAGTTTCCTGGCTAAACCAGAATACATGTCATCACCGCTAAAATCAATCTTGCCGGCATCTTTAAGAGGTTGCGTATGGGCAACTACAAGATAGTCAATTTTATCAGTGTATTCTTTAATTTTTAACATACCTGCTAATGGACCACCATCGTATTTTCTACGGCTTAGTCGCTCCTCTTCAATATAGAAGATTAGTTCGCCGTCTTTAAGCAAACAGGTTGCTGCGTTGTGACCTCGAGTAATACCTGCAATCCATTGTGTCATTCTTATTCTCCAATTGTTTTTTTAATGTGTGTCATAATATTTTTTATGACTTGCTCTGTTTCTTCGTCGTTAAATTCTAACAACATGTCGTTTATTCTGTCTGCTTCATAGCACCCAAATTCTGAAATCCTAATTGGGCTGTATCGTTTTTCTACGCCTTGTTTTTCAATAATGTTAAAATAATTAGGATAGCTTACATTAACAGCAAATGTACTTCCTAGTATTACACTACCAGGTTTTTGCATACTATATGCAAGATGTTGTCCTACACTATCACAACCAATGAAATAATCTGCATGGTCAATAATTGACGCCCATTTACGCAAAGTTAGTTGCTTAGGGTTGATACTAATGTCGTCCCCAGGTATTGCAAATTCTGTCATGCTGATAACATTATACTGTTCTCTAAGTGCTTTTGCAATAGCCATATACGTTTTCATTTCCAAACTTCGGGTGCTAAAGTCCACAACAACTCCCACATTATCGTCATTTGTTGAACTACGACCAAACGGTTGAATGACAATAGTTTTTTCTTTTTTATGTTCGTCCTTAGCATGT